TACAAACTCAAAGCCATCGTCATTTGGGTAATCTACTCTTTGATCTCCATCTGTATAGCGTCTTTCTTTTGATCGCTCCAATTGCAGTAATTTGTTTTCAAGCGTTACAGTAATTTCTGAATATTCTGCACCCTCGTTTATGACCATAACATCCATAAATCCACTGAACATAGTTACAGGGTCAGCTATAATATTTGCTGATGTATCAAAAGCACCAAGTTTAATGCTTGCCGCACGACCTTGGTAGTTTTCGTCTCTAGCCTTTTGCACTAACGATGTTTTAATACCATTTAGTGTTATCGAAGCTCCCACTGCTGCAAGATCACTTTTTTCTTCAAAGCTAGACACTTTAAGCAAATCACCTGCTCCAATGTAAGTAATTCCTGCGTGTACAAGATTGCCGCCACCTGACCACAAATTAATACTTCCACTAGAAAAATCTAGAGTCACAAGAAAAAAAGGTCGAACAACAGAATCTGTAGTTACTGTTTGCATTGCTGTTGATAGATCTCTACTCATTACAAAGCCTCGACCATTGGTATAGTGAAAGACGTTAATGATGATGAAGACGTACTCCAACCAATATCATTTGCAGTTAATCTCCAAGTGCTTCTTGGGTAACTAAAATCTAACAATGTGTTGTTGGCTACAACCTCTCTCATAGGTGGCTGTATAACCATTTGCCCTGCGCCTGTGTAATTTTCTGTGACAATATATAAATAATTACCTAGACTAAAATAATTACCTGCTGACACAGCACTGCCTTGCGCGCTTATAGTTTCGTCACCTATAGCTGTAGAGCTTTGTAAAAGTACGCTTTTGTTTATATTATGCAAAGGATTGCCAAACCTAAACGTGCCAGACTGCCCTTTTAAGCCAATTAAAAATGCCTCTACCGATCGTGCGTCACTATAGGATAAAGGGGCTAAGGTTACTTCTGCTTCCCATCTAGCACCGCCAAAATCATAGACTTGTTGATCGTAACTAAATGGCGATTCAGCGACTGCAATGCTTCGCTTTAATCTCATTTCTACGTTCTGTATTCCTACATCAGGAAATATTAACGGCATATTAAGATCCTACTAATGATTTAGAAAAGTTACCGCCTCGCATTTTAGCGTTAGCGACAGCCGATTTAGTTGCTTCTGTTATTTGTGGCATTAAGTTTTGTATCTCAGATCTAACTGTTTGCTGTACGCCAGTAGTTATATTGATAGTTTGATTAACTACTACGCCACCCATTGATTGACCTTTTGTGTGGTCAACTACAGTTTCATTTGGATGCAAAATTGCAGGAAATCCACCTTTCCCGTCAACACCGCCAGTCCTTGCTCCTCGACCAGTGAATCCACCACCATTAAAACTTTGCTGCGGCCCAATAAAGCCTGGATGCGTAGATTCAACACCAATAACTCCACCTGGGTTCATAGCATGTGTAATAACACCAAATATTGCATCAGCAATTTGTTTTTGTATTATCATTTTTATTAGTGAATCAACAACTGACTTAGCCATGTTTCGCATAGCATCTTTAAAGTTGTCTGCTGTGGTTATAGCGTCAGTAAACGACCTCGCAAATCCGTCAGCAAACATTTTAGCCGTTCTGTCTTTTTCTTTAATAGCTTTTTCTGTCACTTTTGCTGCTCTATTCTGCGCTTCAGCTACTTCTTTTATTATTTCTTTTTCTCTTTCGGCATCTATTTCGAGCTGTGCAAGCGTTTGACTGCGAGCAATGAGCTTGTCTGCTTCTGTTTGTGTTATTTTATTTGCAGCTAAGTCTGCTTCTATGCCTACTTCACGAAGAGCATGACCCTCTAAGCCAAAAGTTTCTATTTGTTTTTTAAGTGTTGCGTCTTGCTTTTCAAAAGCAGTCGTAGTGTTATCAACCTTTTCTTTAAGAGCAGCTATTGCTGCTTCGTAAAAAGCAGTGTCACTATCAAGTTTAGTAATACGCTCATTATATTCTTCAAGTGTTTCTAAATCTTTACTACCATAAACAATACCAAATGAGCCAGTAAGAACAGTTGTCATCTGCTCTCTTGTTGTTTCATTAAGTTTTTTTAACTCTGCCTCATATTCTTGTAATTTTTTAGTAGCTAAAATTTTAGCGAACTTTTGTTGCGCTGGGCTTAACTGGTCAAAACTATTAATCAGGTCTTTGTTAGCATCTTTTAGTTCTTTAGCGGCTTCAGTAGCACCGAAAAATGCAGGTGCTAAACTCATGCTAAGAGCAGCACCAATTGCAATTACAGCACCAAACATTGCGCCACCAGGTCCGAATAGAGAGGCAATCTGTGAACCCTGCTGACCAAAAACCAACATGGCATTCTGACCCATCTGTAACTGTACAGCGACATCCTGTACCTGATGACCAACCTGACCTAGACCGCCACGCATAAACCTAAACTGCTGATTCAGGACTTTACCCTGCTTTGCAGTTCTATTCATTTCCTTTTGCATGTTACGAAAGCCAGCAGACGCTCCGTCTTTGACTTTAGTTTCGATTACTGCTTGTGCGGTCTTAGCCATTATTTGCCTCAGTCTGCTCGTGCTTTACACGAAAATAAGTAAACCAATAATTAAACTCGTCTGGTGTCATTGCTAAGATTGTCGAGAGGGGCTGACCAAGATGCTCTGCTAGGTGAAACATGTAATAAGTTTCAGTAAGCTCACCTTGATCATTTATTAGTTTTTTTCGCGTTCCTCTTCATCCTGTGCATCTAGTACAAAGTTAGCAACTCTGCTTAATACTTCAGGATCAACATTCTTTCTCAGCTTTGCCTTATCGCCAAGGTCAAATACAGCATCGCCCTGTTCGTCTGTTACACCAAATATAAGAGCGTAAACTAAGTAATCAGTATTATCGCCATCGGCTCTAGCAAACCATCTAGCTTTATCTTCTAAAGATAGGTTCTTCGAGTAGAGAGTGCAATTCCACTCATCTACCCGAATACTTCTAACTTCTTTCCCACTAAAGTGCGCTACGGCACTATCTATTAATTTCCCCATGGTTTATTTCCTTATGAAATTGTAAGTGCGCCTAGACCAGTTGCAGTGAACGAAACCTCTACAAGACCATCGCCAGAAACTGTTTCAGACATAGATGTTATCAAAACTTGACCAGCAAAAGTATCACCACCTGCTTCACATGAAATAGATACACCTGCGTTAGCAAGCATAGCAGTAGCAGACTGATTGATGTTGTTAGACATATCATCTTGTCCGTTACTTGCTGCATCGTCAAAGAAACAGTTAATGCTAACAGACCATGATCTATTAGTAACTTTTGTTTTAGTCCAGCCAGCATCTGCTGCTGAAGCATTTAGTGTTGTAGCGTCAACTGTGTTAGCAGTTACCTCAATCGAGAAGTCTTTAACTTCAGCGACAGCATTGCCGCCTACTGTGACTACGCCTGAGTGTCCAGTGTGTGTTGCCATTTTAGTTACCTCAAATATATAAAAAAGGCGTAATCGCCATTAAATTGGAATATCAGGGTTATTTTCTCTTACCTGATAAGTTACTTCAACAGTCAGTGTTGCCACAGCTACAGGCTGATCTCCACCACCGTCAAAATCTGCATCAAAAGATGTTATGCGTGTATCACTCGCATGTGCACCTCTTGTTAAATCAAATACTAATGCCTCTTCAATCTCTAAGCATATTTGGTCAAGAGTATCATCATAATTACTAGTTCCCTTAACGTAAACTTCTACCTGGTAGTCAGCCGTTCTAGATTGCATTCTGGGCGTAGATACCGTTTCGTAGCTAGTTTCTTCCGACTTATTATAAAGTAAGATACCAGGCAGTTTAGATGCATGCATGGGATAGACTCGACTCTGAAACACATTCTTACCTGTCGTAGCTAATCCTGTCAGAGTAGCCTTTATGTTATCCCTTATATCTTTTCTAACATGACTCATTCTTGTGCCTCTAGCGCAATCTCAGTAATTCCTGTCCCATCATCCATGAGTATAGTTACTACATGTAGTTTGCCTCTAATACGAAAGCAATCGCCCTCTTCTGCATTAGGTATGTCAGCAGTACGAACAGTTAATCTAGGCTGTACTACTGCAAAGCTAACTGTCCCACCCGCCTCAACAGACTGATACTGATTGTCAAATATAGCAGTAATCGTTGAATCTGGTAATTTGCTAGGCATAAAAATAACTGACTCGCCAAAGTCAGCAATCATTAACGCTCTATCATCAGCAGTCTCAACTGGCATCTTTTTCTACTCTAGTTTCTAACTCTTCAGCTTTTAAACCAATACTTCTGTTCTTTGCTTTCTTCTTGCTTTCTACAGCAACGCATTTGCCAGAATCAATTAGTTCGTCAGCAACCTTTTTAGCTAAATCATCTATAGCTCCAACTCTGTACAATTTACAGTCAATCGAGCATCTTTCTACAAATTTAACTTTCATACTAATCTCCTTTAATAAAAGCTACTATGGGATAGCCACGGAATAGCCTTTAGTAAAAGAGGGGGCGAACCCCCTCAGTATTACTTATGCACCATCGTTACCAAATGCAAAACTTTCAGCATTTCGTACAGCAGCATCAACAGACTGAAGTGCAACAACGCGCACAGTACCAGTAGTTGAAGCAGTGTATGGGTCAACTACGATATCTAGTCCACCGAACATACCGATTAGTAGATCGCTAAAGTTACCGAAGTACATGTTACCCTCAGTTGCTTGCTTAGAAACAATAGCATTGTAACCATTGATTTGACCGTTCTCAAAAACGAAAGAGCCAGAACCAGTGTCTTTAGCAGTTGATTTCAAAGCACCAGCCATGCTTGGTGGCAAGATGTAAGCTAGGTTGCCAAGTAAAGCATTGTCATCAGCTACAGCAGTTTCTAGTGAAATGGCTTCAGCAAAAGTTGGAGCAACACCAGCAAAGTTAGTAACAGTGTTAATTCCAGCATTCAAAAGACCAGTTGGCTGACCAGTTGCGCCTGTACCCTCAAGACCAGCTTTATCAATAGCGATTGCCATTGCTTTAGTAAGGTCATCACGGATTAGGTTTTCAACGTCTAAGCTAGATTGAATCAAAAGTTGACGAGTAACGTCTGTGAATGCACCCAAAGTTTTAGGTGAAAGACTTACGTTACCAACAGTCATTTCTGATTCAGTAGCAGCACCGCCCTCATTCTCAATCCAAGCAGCAGAAGAAACAGCAGTCTTCTTAGGAATCTTAACGTCACCGCTTAGACCGCCTAGCATGGTTGCACCCGCAGCCATTACAGATGAAGAGTTGCGAAGTGCATCAATGAAAGCACCGCCACGATAATCATCGCTAAACAAGTCTGATTCGTCTGATGAATTAAGATCACGCTTGTTCCAAGTGCGTAGAACGTCAGCAGGAAGCATAATGCCCTGTGCAGTTTTACCGTACTCGTCAGCAGCAGCTCGTGAGCATTCAAATTCAAATGCCGCAGCTTCTTGCGCTCTACGATCAGTTGGGTTTGCAAGAGCGTGGATAGCTCTCATCATGCTGAAGTTTTTAACTTCTTTTTCGCTCATGCCGATGTCTTGGCTTTCAAGAGCATTAGTAGAGCCAATAGACTCTAATAGTTCACCACGGAACGAATCAATTGACTGACCTTTAGCGATAGCATCGCGAGCCATGTCTGATTTGTTGTGACGTGCGCCTAACTCAACAATTTGAGCAGCATTCTTTTGTGCGGCTTGCTGGGCTTCAGCTTTTACCGCTTCGATATTAACTTCTGACATAATATTTCTCTCTTTTAGGGAAGTTTTAATTACGGGTTTATTTTCAGCTTTGCCTGAACGCCCAACGCCAACTGTCATATCGGCAGGAATAGACACCAAACTTGCTTCAACGGGTTTCCATGACTTAGCACGATAAGTTTCCTTATCATCTATGTCTCTTTCCATTTTGCCAATAGAGTAACCAACAGAAATGTTAGCTTTAATTCCATCAACAACATCAGAAAAAGCCTCACGAGCCAATTCACCTTTTCCAAAGCGAACTTCTGCACGTAGTCTACGCGCATTCTCGTCAAGCTCTACCGATTTAATAACACCAATTTGCTTCTCTGGATCGTGATCCAAAAGCAATGGTGCGCGACCAGATGCTAAGAACGATAAATCAATCGACTCTCGCGTATGGTCTAATACTTCAGTGCCGAATGAACGACCTACAGGCTCTTCACTCGATATTGCCATCTTAACTGTTCTTGTCTCTTCATCAATGGGAGAAAACTCCATCTCCATTGCACGATGCTGCACTTCAGGACTAGCCGAGCGATCAGTTTCTTCTTCCACTTCTTCTGTAGTCTCTTCTACAGCTTCAGCAGTTTCTTCTACTGTCTCTTCAACTACTTCTTCAGTACGAACCTCGTCAACAGACTCAACAGTAGCTTCTACTTCTACTTCATTGTCCATATTTACAGCCTCTTCGTTTCTATCATCGTCTAATTGTCCAGCAATCTTTCTAGACCAAGAAAACCCTGCATCGCCACCCCATAATGCCCACGCAATACGCCCTGCGCTAGGATAGCCTTTCTCGCCTAGGCTAAAGCCCTCAGCTTTCTTGTCTACTTCATGCCGACTAAAGAAAGAGTACATTCTTTTAACAGTGCTGAATGATAGCTCTTTTCTATTCTGTATGTCTCTTGCTCTGGCTACACCAACTTCTGTGCCACCGCGCCCGTATTCTTTGCGCCACTCAAGACCTTTCTTTGCCTCTGACACCATTCCGTCAGTAGGCTTAGTGTTTATTTCTTTACCCTTGAACTTCGGCATCATCATCTCCGACTATATCAGGATTTATACTGTTAAAGTT